TGTTCTCACCGACCCAGTACGAAGTCGCACCGGCAGTCTTACGCGGGATCGCCACGTTGCCCTGCAAGCCCGTCAGGAATTGCGCGCCCAACGTGTTAAGGACCATCTTGTTACGCAACACGTCGATAAACGAACCGGCCAAAAGGTCCGTGGCAACAAGGTTGCCAGCCTTCGACGTACCGGACGCAATCGAAGTCGTCAGATCACGCTTCAGCACGTCCACCGGAACGGTGATACCACGGCTGTCTCGGCCTTCCTTCTTGGCGGCTGCCTCGGAGACTTCAAACTCGAAGCGGGCATCGTCCTGTGCGCGGCGATCCTGCGGGTTCGAAAGCGCGCGAATGGCCTTCACGAATGAGAACGAACGCGCCTCGCGGTCCGACAAACCAACTTCCACGTCGACGTTAAGCGGCTTCGACGCCACCTTGTCGAGCAACGCACCACGGAATTGCTCAATGGTCGCACCCTCGCGCACGGCAGACTCGCCAAGGTCGCGCTGGTTGTGACGTGAAGCAAGGTCCATAATCGCCGAAACGCGGCTGCGCTCGGCCTTCATGCCATCTTCGCGGACGGCTTCGCTGTTAATTTCGCTCATAATTTGTACCTTCGATGAATGTGAAATAACTTCCGGTTTCGGCGTTTCCGCCATGCTTCGGCCTACGCCGACGCTAGTATCTGCCGGAATGGACACGATACTAATTTCGAGTGGCGACCAACTGGTTGCGCGGTAAACCTCCCGGCCATCACGCTTCCCGTCAGAAACCATCTCGTTAATGACGTATCCAACAGACACGTTCCCACGTATCCCGTCTTTCACGTCTTGCCAAATTTCCTCGGCTCGTTTGCTTTTCCCAAAGCGAACGACGGCGCGTGCTACACGATCCGAACCCAAGGAAACCATTTCGACCACGCCGATTTGATCGGCAGGGTCATGGTCGACCAGTAGCGGCGCACGGCCACTACCAATAAACGATGAATCTATCGCACCGGGCGAATGGTCCAGCACTTCCATACCCCAACCGCGCTCGACGGCGGCTTCGCTGGAGAATGCCAAACTCACCCGGCGGTCGGCGTCCTGCACCGACTCGCGTTCAAATACCGCGCTGCGGAATACGCGTTTCTCCGGGCCTTTTCGTTTGGCCGGTCCTGCGTAATCTTCCTCCCACGGCTCGTTACCGAACATATCTTTCGGACGTTCGCCGATTAACTCGGCTTCATCCTCGGCGGCTTCCTCGACCGCTTCGATTGCGGCTTCGGCTTCCTCGGATTCGTCCATGTCCATTACGGATTTTTCGAACGTAATGGTTACGGTCGCTTCGTCCTCGACGACGGCGACAATGTGTCTTTGTTGGTCCATATTCCGACCCTCGCTTTCCTCGGCATCTAATAGCCGGTCTTTTTCATTCGCCCATGCGCGGCCCGGATCGCCGCCCCATAGCGCCCATGCAATCCGTCCAGCGGACGGGTAGCCATCTTCGCCCGGCGACCACCCTTCGCCCTGCTTGTCGACTTCATGTCTTGCAAAATACGAAACCATCCGTCGGACGGTTTCCGGTGATAATGTAACACGGTTTTTTATATCACGCGCCCTAGCGACGCCGACGACGGTTCCGCCCCGCCCGAATTCCTCGCGCCACGCTAACCCGCGTTCGGCTTCCTCGGCCATCGTTGCCGTGGGTTTTAGGTCAATCGCCATTGTGCGCCCCCATATACCATTTCAGATTTTCGGCCAATCGCACGTCGTCCGGCGAATGCTCCACGGCCAACCGGCCATGCTCTATCGCGGCGTCTTTCAACCCAAGTCGGTACGCCGATATTGCGGCTAGGTCGTGCGGCCACGAACCCCACGCCGCCGGTTCCGCTGTGTAAATCAATGCGCGTTCGGTAATCGACAGCGCCCGAATAGCGGTCGAGTAGCATTCGGTCCACCGGCTTTGCTGGTAATACAGCATTGCCAGTTCGCACCACGGTTCACGCGTACCCGACGATTCGGCGCACGCCCGTAGTAAATGTGCTTCGGCTTGCTGCTGGTCGCCTAGCGCCGCGTAGCACTTGCCTAACAGCCGCATGGCATAACAACGATCATCGCGCCACGTCGCTTGCGGCATGGCTAGATACTTATTCAAAGCGGCTATTGCTTCGTGCCACTTCTGATAAAACGTAAGTTCGCGTGCGTAGTAAAACGCATTGCGCGGACAGTTCGGGTCTTCTTTAACCGACAGCGCCAGCAAATCTAAATACTGGCCCCGGCTTTTATCCGGGTCGGGATGATGCGTTACTAACAGTTTGTCGCTCTGCCCCCAAACTTCGGTTATGCGTCCATCTGGTACAGGGTATTCGTGGCATGGGTGATGCCACAAGTAACCATGCCGTGCATGGATTTTTTCAGACAAAAACTTAATGCCTGATCCCCAATCGAACGGATAGCGCAACCGCGTTACGCCGTTTACCCATAGCCGCTCGACTTCCTCGCGCCAGCCCGGTTCCAACACTTCATCTAGGTCAAGAGAAATGCAAATGTCTATATCACGCGGAACCAACGCCAGCGCCGCGTTTCTGGCCGTATCGAATCGCCACGGCGTAATGCAAATATCGTGGACGATTGCGCCACACTCGGCGGCTATTACCGTTGTGTCGTCCGTGCTGCCGGTGTCCGCTATCAGGATTAAATCAGCATCTTTTGCAGATTCGCAAAACCGTTTAACAAAACTTGCTTCGTTTTTGCTGATTGCGTAAACGGCAATCTTTAGACGCTTCGACACGCGACCCCCTTATTGCAGTGCGTCGTCCTGTTGCGGTACTTGCAATTCGGCCTGTTCTTTAATCTTCAGAAGTAACGGCCACGCGCCGCTGCTGGTCGGAAGTTGCCCAAGCGTTTGCAGAATCGCGTTTACTTCCTCGACAGTCAAATCTAATTTAATCATTCACCGACCCATGGCAAAGTTTTATTAACAACCGGCGGATTGATCAATGCGTCAAGTTCGCGCTGCACGTTTGCCTCTACCGCATCTTTGTCGACGCCGTTAGACCAGCACCAATTTAACACGTCTGATTCCGTCAAATTGCCGTATGGAATAAAACTGTCGCCCGGTGCGGTAAAGCCCGCGCTGCCGTAGTTGCTTGCGTAAAAGTCGCCGCTGCTGGCATTGCAACGCCAATTAGCCGTCATCACAACGTCGGTATGCGTGCCGTCTTGCGGCTTGACGATCATGCTTTCAATTTTCCAAGTAGCCATTTTTTACGCTCCAGAATTAGAAGCAAAAAACGCTTTTACTGCGTTTGTAATATCTTCATTCGTCCAATTCACTGTATAAGCGTCTCCACTCATAACAGTGATGTAATATTTGAAACTTGGATTGCTGCCAAGTTGACAAAAAACCGCAAGACGTTTCATAGAAACATTGTCATCTATTTGCACAACATCAACGATGTTAGACGAATATTCTTTTTGAGCAATAAATGGCTCGTCTAACTGAATGTCTGGAAAATTTGTCATCTTACTCTCCAAGTTTACTTTTTATCAAAGCAATTTCCGCTGATAATTCTTTTACCGCATTTACCAAATGCCATATCAACCGATCGGAGTTTACAGACAATACGCCTGTTGATTCTTCTTTTACGCATTCTGGCAACACTTCTCGAATTTCTTGTGCAATTACGCCAATTTGTACACCAGACGTTTTAATAGCCGCAGACTTTGGCAACTCCGGGTCAATCTCATCTTCAGTGCGGTACTCAAAGTTTCGAACACGTAGACTGTTTATCTTTGCAAGTCCATCATTATTATCAACGATGTTTTTCTTTATGCGACGGTCGGATGTAGTTGCCCAAGTGGTCGTATTATTGCCTTGGTACATACTGCCGCCAGCGGGATTTATTACCCCCGTTGAACTGCCTTTTCCAGCGGTATCGTATCCAATAACAATTTCGTTGTTATTTGTTCCAGCCGATCCGCGAACCAATCCGCCGATGTATGTGTTGTGAAAACCCGTCGTTGTGGCGATTGAGTAGTAACCCGCCTGCTCTCCAATGAGGACGTTATAATTTCCGGTTGTCAGACTAAAGCCGGAATAATAGCCAATACAATTATTTCCGATTCCGGTTGTAATTCCATATCCAGAATAAAAACCAAAACCGTTATTACCGGCGCCAGTTGTCGCAGAATATAAGGAAGCAAAACCAACGGCTGTGTTATAAGCGGCAGTTGTATTGTTTCTTAACGCTTGACTTCCAACCGACGTGCAATACGATCCAGTTGTATTGTTGTAAGAATTTAAATACCCAACTGCTGTGTTATCTGTAGCGGTTGTATTACTAAACAGCGTACCGACACCAATAGCGGTATTTGCTCCGCCAGTGGTATTTGATTGCAACGGACCGCCAACACTTCCCGGAACGTGTGCGCCGAGTGCAGTATTAAAATTACCAGTTGTGTTTCCTTCTAACGCCGATCTACCGATAGCAGTATTGCCGTATCCTGTTGTGTTTACTGGAAGCGAGTTATATCCGACGGCAGTATTGCTAGAACCGGTCGTGTTTGCGAAAAGCGTATTAGCGCCACCGACAGCCGTGTTACTGGTAATGCCGCTACCGCCGCGACCAACTCGCACATCGTACAGCCACGTATCGCCGTTAACATCGAGCAATCGACCGGATGTTGGGGTTTTGCCGATGCCGACGTTGCCGCCGCTTTCCGCAAGCGTGATGTTGCGAAACGCAACATTTTGTTCGATTACTTGTATTTGTAATCGCCGATTTCCAGCAGTTGCGTCCGTTATAAGAGACATGCCGCCTTCTAATACATTAGAAGCGTCATTACTCTGAATAAAAATAGCTCCCTGCCCTCCAGTTGGACTAGTTGCTTTCGCGACTGTTCCAAGAATAAGTCCATTGTTGGAGGAGGTGTTTGCTTGTCTGTAGAACGTCGCACCGCCGGTATTAAAAATTGCTCCTGCGACATGTAACTTCGCTGCGGGCGAAGCCGTTCCGATACCCACGTCTCCGGCGGCGGTTACGCGCAGTCTCTCTGTATTGTTCGTACCAAACACGATGCCGTGATTGACGCGGTTATAGATAAGCAGTTGGTTTGCGTTCGTTCCGGTCGTGCTAGGCACGCCGAGGAATGCCATATTGCCGTCGGCATTTGTGCCGAAAGATAGAAGTGCGCTAGCACTTGATCCAGCGTTGGCATTTGTGATGCGAAGGTTTACGTCCGCATTCGTGTCGCCGTAGACCTGAAGTTTTGTAGATGGCGAAGCCGTGCCAATACCGACGTTGCCCGTGGACGTAGCGACGCGCATACGTTCAACGCCGTCTGTCGCTAATACAAGGTTATAGCCGTTGTTGGTGGTAAACGACGCAATGGAGTTATCTCCCATTGCGACACCAAGCGCATTTGTTCCGCTGTTCTGCCACATCTCAATAAAGTTAGCGGCGTCATTTGCCCATGCAGCGGGAGCGTCAAAGTTATTTGTAATTTTGAACGATGCGGTTGTTGTTCCAATACCGATATTTCCGTCCGTCGCTATCCTAGCCCTCTCGCTTCCTCCGGTGTAGAAGGTCAACGGCAAATAGCCACTCGTACCCGTTCCATACGCCGATGCTCTAAAACTTGCTTCGGATGTATTAGATACAATTTGCGCGATTTGAGCGTTTGTTGGATCACTATTATTTGTGGCAACAATGTTTGTGATTGTGCCAGTACCATTTGGCAAAACAGTTAAAACGGTATTCGAATTAGTCGAATTATTTTGAAACGCCAAGCGATTCGCTAACGTCGCATTACTAAAGTCGCCCGTGATGCGCTGGCCCGTAGTTGTAAACGACAAATTGCCAGCCGAAATACCTAGCGCACCAATCGTTCCGGTATCGGTGGATTTGTTATAGGTAAATCCAGCATCGCCACCGATAGCGCCGCCGTCGTTAAACAGCACTTGCGTATCGCTGCCGCCAATCGTCGGCGTGGCTCCGGTCGGACCTGTCGGACCCGTTGGGCCAATCGCGCCAGTAGGACCAGTAGGACCAGTCGCACCGGTTAATCCAGTCGCGCCAGTTGGTCCCGTCGGACCGGTCGGCCCAATGGCTCCGGTCGGGCCCGTCGGGCCAGTGTCACCCGTTGCGCCAGTCGGTCCCGTTGGGCCGGTTGCGCCGGTTGCGCCAGTAGCGCCGGTCGGTCCCGTAGGACCAGCAACGCCTTGATCGCCCTGCGGCCCGGTTGGACCGGTAGGACCAGTCGCGCCAGTTAAGCCGGTCGCACCTGTCGGACCTGTAGGGCCGATGGGGCCGGTATCGCCCGTAGCGCCCGTGGGTCCAGTCGGACCCGTTGCGCCCGTCGCACCTGTAGGACCAGTCGGGCCAATCGCCCCCGTGTCGCCAGTCGCCCCGGTCGGACCCGTAGGACCAACTGCACCGGTCGCGCCGGTAGGCCCTGTAGCACCTGTCGGGCCAGTCGGTCCAATCTCGCCTTGCGGTCCAGTCGGGCCAGTTGGCCCCGGCACGGTCGATGCCGCGCCAGTCGGACCAGTCGGCCCGATTTCTCCCTGCGGTCCTGTAGGACCGGTCGGACCGGGAACGGTCGATGCTGCACCGGTAGGACCGGTAGGACCGGTCGGGCCAGTATTGCCGGTTGCACCGGTTGGGCCAGTCGGTCCAGTCGGGCCGACTTCACCCTGTATACCTTGTGGGCCGGTTGGTCCGGTTGGGCCAATCGCACCTTGCGGACCCGTTGCGCCGGTAGGACCGGTCGGCCCAATTTCACCTTGTGGACCGGTAGGACCAGTCGGACCAGTGACGCCTTGGATACCCTGCGGACCCGTAGGGCCTGTGGGTCCGATTTCACCTTGCGGACCTGTTGGGCCTGTAGGTCCAACTTCGCCTTGGATGCCTTGCGGTCCAGTCGGCCCGGTTACACCTTGAATGCCTTGCGGACCGGTAGGACCAGTCGGGCCTTGGATACCTTGCGCTCCGGTCGGGCCTGTCGGCCCAGTTGGGCCGGTTGCACCAATCGCACCGGTCGGACCCGTTGGCCCCGTCGGACCGATAACGCCCTGCGGACCCGTTGGACCGGTCGGGCCAACTTCGCCGTACATAACTTGCACGGCGGTAAGAATGACAGACGGCGTACGTGGGCTAACCGGCGCTGTTCCTGCCGCGAGTGTTTCAATCGCGACCGACGTTGAATCGCTGTTCCAGTACAGTTGTATGTATTGGCCCGCCGTAACGGTCAAAACATAGTTAACCGTTCCGATTGTGTGGCCGTACACGTTTTGCGACTTACGCGCTGGAATATCAAAACGCGAAGTCGTGTCCGCTACGTCCGAACCGTTTAACCGCAACCAAATATCGGCATGATGCGCCGCGTTAGCGGTATTCAGTAATTGCACCGAATACGTGATCGAATACGTACCGGCAAACGCAAATACGATTCGGTCGTTAAGTTGCAACGAAACGCCGGATGCTTCCGACGTGCCGTTTAAAGAAATGGGCTGTGCCGATGCCGTGTTGATTAGTGGCTGGTCGGTCGTATCATAAAACGAACCGTAGTAACCCAACGTGCCGCCGCCACCGGTCGGACCTGTCGGACCGGCTGCACCCTGCGGGCCGGGACCGCGCACAATTACATTTTGCGTTGTTTCTTCGACAACGATGTTGTTAATCGTTTCGTCAACAATCACTGTGTAATTGCTCATCGCGTAACCTCACCATCGACCGTGAATTGACCCTGCACCAAACGGTAAACCGTCGCGCCGTTAATCAATTCCAAATCATAAACGTAACAACCCGCCGAAACTGCCGCCGTCGTTGCTGCGGTCGCAGTAACGGTAATCGTTCCCGCTGTGCCACCTAGTGTTATACCGCCGTTTTCAGTCGTAAACGAAAGCAACGTCGATGCCGCTGTCACTGTCTCGCGCACTTGCATACGCGCTGTGTAACCAGTGAGATTAACCGGAACGCCGGTCGAATCTTCCCACGTAAATACGCGGCTAAAGGTTGCGCCTTGATCGCAAACTATGTCGTGTGTACCGGCCATGTTAAACCCCCGGTGCTACATTCTGCGGCGCTGTGCCACCCGGCAAAGTCACGCCAACCGATGTAATTAGTTCGTCTTCGGATGCCCTTTCGCGCAATACGTCTTCAATGTCTAACCCGCGTTCGGCGAGTGCTTGCGTGCGCGTCATCAAACCATTGTTGATTGCGACAATCTGCGCTTCGGCTTCGTTGCGCGGGTCGACCCATTGCCACCCACGCGGAACCCATTGTGTTTCGCTAAATTTAAAATACTTGTTGCCGGGTAGCGATACCGCGCCAAAGTCCAACGCGTTACGCAACCAGCGCAAATACACCGGCTGGCAAAAGTGTTCGATCATCCAATGCTGGACCGTGCGCCACTGATCGCGTTCCTCGAGTAAACCTTGGCGAATGGACGAATACGAAACCGATTCCAAGTCATTCGCAAGCGACGTATACGACACGCCCAAGCCAGACGCGATACCGCGCAACATCGCCTTTTCGAATTCACGAAATGCGGTCGATGGATGCTGCGGGTTGTATTCCTTAAAGTTTACGCCCGCCGGAAGTTGCATAAACTCGCCGGGTTGCGCGTTCATGTTCAGCGTGCCGTCGGCGTTCGGTCCGTCGGCTTGGAATTCGTCGCCCGATTCCGAAATGAAGAAACCCATTTTAGATGCGCCGATTCTGGCGGCGACTAACTCGGCTTCCTCATAACCGCCCAACATTTTAAGCCGCGTCATCGCGGTTGCCGTCCACGGCGTGCCGCGTGTCTGTCCGACGCGATCCTGTCTAAATGCGTGAATCATGCGATCAGCCGGGATACGAATATCGCGGACGTACTGTCCCGAATATTGGTAGTCGTCTGGATGGCGAACCTTTACGTAATACGCAACCGGACGCCCGGTCGCGTCAACCTCGACACCCATGCGGATTTGCGTTCCGTCGGGTAATACTTCGTTTTTGTCTTGGTCGACCAAATCGGCGTCGATGAATTGCAAGCGGAAATGAAACGGATTCGCTTCGTCTTCCACGAACAACACAAAACATTCGCCATCGCGCACCACCGATTCGATAAATACTTTTTGCGCGTCGACCCACGACAAACGGCCATCGACCGTGCAAACGCCGGGTCGTCCCCACTGATAAAAAGCACGTTCCAAAATTTGGTTTGCCAGTTGATCCAGTGCGCCGTTTGGTTCCCGTGCGCGAACCTGTAGCGTAATGCCACGCGGTCCGACCACGTTGGTTGCGACCAAATCTAGGTAACGTCGTGCGTAATCGTTGTTTTGGGCAAGGTCGCGTGATCGCGCCCGCATTGCCTTTAGCGTATATCGAATGTCCGCGTCGGCAGACTTTGTGGCCGTCATCCAATCGTTAAACAATCGGCCAGTGCTGGCCGCTTCAAATGCGCGGCGTTTCGGTTTCTTGGGGGTTCGCTTGAAAAGGTCTAATAACTTCATACGGTAAACCTCACACGAACCGTGCTATTTGATCCTAGCCCACGGGCGAGTTTCTCGGCCTGCTTTTCGCGGTTAACTTCGCCCTTCAGCCGGTCACGCTCGACAAACAAATCGGCGCGATTCCAACGCGACAAACTGCGCCCTGCAATCGAGTACGACGCGGCTGCAATGTTGGTCGGGTCTTTTAAGTACGCTTCGATGTTATCCAGCGCGATTTGCGCGAACGATCGTGGGTCCTCGCTCGACGTGGCTTTGTTGGCTTTAACTTCCGTAGTGCCATAGCCGACTTCGACGCGTGCCGAATCCGACGTGCGCGTGATGTATGCCACCCAGTGATACTTGCCGGGTTCATAGTTTGCCGTCGTGCTAGATGCAACTTCGACGACATAACTATCTGATCCCGGCGTCGCGCTAACGGCGATTCGTTCGCCGGTTACGTCACGGCGGAACACATACGACAGCGAATATGCCGACGACGGATAGTCGCTAATTAGGTCGGGACGTTTCCACGCCCACCTGTCCCCGGCCTGTACGGTGTCCGGTTCGATTACCGGGTAGTTGCTGGAATCGAATAAATTTGCCATATCATCTCCACCCGTTTACCCACCCGCCACCACCACTACGCGGTCGACCCGGTAATGGCCGTCGAACCGGTTTCGGTTGCTCGACAACTGTTGTCGCTGCGGCTACCGGTTGCTCGACAGGTTTTTCGTTTGATTTGCGATTCGGCAAAACCATAGGCCCCTGTCGACCGATGAATGCCGCATAAGCGTACACGAAACAGTCTAACGCCTCTGTACGCGATCCAGACGTGCGCGGGCGGTAACTACGCACACGTCGACCCTGCACCATGCGGTGTACTAGCGTTTCGGCGGTTAGTTGGTCGAAGTACACTTCGTCGAGCGAATTAGCAAAATGGACGTAACCCGCACCGGGTTGCTGTATTCGCTTTAGTCGACCAAACAAAACATCTTTCGCCGTATCCACGCCGACAATAAAAACTTGTGCCGACGTGCGCCCCGCCCGCCCTGCGCGTTTCGGCCAGATCAACCGACCGAATCCGCCCGCACCTTTGATAGCCCAAACCCTCCGGGCCTTTCGTTTGGCGGCATATCCATATACCTGTTGCGTGAAGTGACCGCCGGAGTCGATACCCGCTGCTTCAATTAACAGCGTGCGTCCGTCGTCCGTCGTTCGTTTCTGCAACAGCCAATTATCTAAATCACGCCATAGCGATTCCGAACCCGGATCGCCTCGAAGTACGTGGTGTTCGATAATCCACGTTTCTTCGTCGCGTCCGTAGCCGACGACCGTGGCTTCTAATCGGTCGTCCTGCACGTCGACGCCAGCCGTTAGCATAAGTACGCCAGCCGGAATCGTCGTCGAATCGTACTGTTCGCGTCGCGCTGCCAAGCCAACAGACTCGACTTCCTCGCCGCGTTCCTCGAATGTTTCGCCTAACGCGGTATTAATCCACGTTTGCAAAGTTTCGGGAAATCGTTTCGCCTCGACAAAAGCGACCGCCATATCTGCCCATGTGGACCATGGCGAATACAGTTCGCTAATGTGAAACGACGCGATTCCTCGAAACTCTTTTGTGCCGCGCCATTCGCCCTCGCGCAACATCACCGCCTTGTCTGCTTCGTCGAGCGTAGCGCCACACGCCACACAAACGTAACAGGCTAACTCCGGCTGGTTGTCCGGCCACTTCACTTGCGACCACTGCAAGCGTTGGTATTCGTCGCAGTGCGGACACGGCACGTAATAGAACCGTTGGTCGCCGGATTCGAACCCGGCTTCAATGCGGCTTGAACCTTTAATCGTTGGCGTCGATCCAGCCAAAACTTTACGACTCCAAAAGGTTGCGGTGCGCTTGCGACCCAAACTAATCGGGTCGCCCTCGCTGCCAGCACTCGCCGGGTAACGGTCCACTTCGTCGAACAGTACGATTCGAATTGGCCGACTCGCCAAACCCGAAGGACTATTCGCACCGGCTACGGTCAAGTGACCGCCGGTAAACTTTTTGTGCAAAAGCGTGTTGCCGCTGTCGCGTGACTTTGGGTCGGCAATCTTGCTAGTCAATACCGCCGTGTCGCGGATCATTGGCGCTAGTCGGTCCTTCGACCACGCTTCCGCCATTTCTAGCGTCGGCTGCACTAACAGCATTGGGGCCGGGTCTTGGTGGACGTGATACCCAATGACGTTATTTAGAATTTCCGTCCAGCCAACTTGCGCCGACTTCATCACCCAAACTTCGCGCACGCCGTTATCGGTTATGGCGTCCATGATGCCGCGTTGATACTCGGCACGGTCGGTACGCCAAATGCCCGGTTCGGCGGAAGACTCGCTAGACAGTCTCCGGTACTGGTCCGCCCATTGGCTCACGGTCAACGTCGGTGGCGGTTTCAGCGCCTCCCGACAACGGGCCAGTATCAGACGAAAGTTCGTCGAGTATGTCGACGACTTCCTGTCGGATGATGCCGACGATTTGACCGGGTTCGTTTCTGTTGACAAGTTGGGGTCCAAGTTTAGTCGGTAATCCTAGCAGTTTAGACTTGACGTTAGTTAACACGTCTGCCCACAACGAAGCGACCGCTTCGACTTCGCACAACTGGCCGCGTCGCACTAAATTTTCCGTCTCGACTTTTTCCGCTTGCGCTGCCGCGAGTCGTTCGCGCTGGTTGTCGTACTCGCCGTTGCCGTTTAGTTTGGCGACGTAGTACGCTACCAGTGCAGGGCCGGGATAACTGCCGTCCTGATTGCGTGGGCAATCCACCCAATCACGCAACGTGCGTGGCGCAATCGACAGCAAAGCCGCCGCTTGGATTTGTGTTAACGCGTTTAAACTCATGAAGAAAATTCTGTCCGGTAGGCGGCTAGTGTTACTTTATATCTAGGAATATAACGGGGTCCGAATTACC